TGATAAAACTGGTTTTACACATGAGTTTTTAACTCATAAAGATTATACAGAGATACAATCACTTCACGATTGGAGAAAGTGGGAAAACAATAATGATTTAACTCATGGTGATTGGGTTAAACCAGTGTGGCCAAGAACAAGAGCATTACAAGGTTCACCTGTAACACCATATATTTTTGATGATAGAGCTGATTGGGTTGATGTTAGTGATAGAATAAATGATTGGTATGTGATGGACAAGAAGGAAAGAGAAACGTGTGGTCTAAAGGGTCGTGAGTTTGTAATGACAGAAGAAATTGGTATGAGTGGTGAACAGATGTCAAAAAACTTTATCAAAGATATGGATAAAGCGTTTGAGATGTGGAAACCTAGAAAAAGATATAGTATATTTAAGGCGTAGGAGTCATAATGAGTAAACCAGTAGTTTTAGTTACTGCACCTGTTGCAACAAGAAGTGGTTATGGTGCTCATAGTAGAGACATTGTAAGAGCTCTAATTAAATTAGATGAATATGATGTAAAAGTATGGAATGTAAAGTGGGGTTCTACACCGATGAACGCTTTACAAAAAGGT